GATCGAGGAGAGCCCGGCGCTGAAGGAACGTGTCCGCCCGGCGCGGGCGCGCGACAGCGGCAACACGCAGCTGTCGAAGGATTTCCCGGGCGGCGTGCTGGTGCTGACCGGCGCCAACTCGGCCGTGGGACTGCGCTCGATGCCGGCGCGCTACGTCTTCCTCGACGAGGTGGACGCCTATCCGGCCTCGGCCGACGAGGAAGGCGACCCGGTCGGGCTCGCCGAGGCGCGGTCGCTGACCTTCGCGCACCGGCGCAAGGTCTTCCTGGTCTCGACGCCCACGATCCGCGGCGTGAGCCGGATCGAACGCGAATACGAGGCGAGCGACCAGCGCCGTTTCTTCGTGCCGTGCCCGCATTGCGGGGAGATGCAGTGGCTCAGGTTCGAGCGGCTGCGCTGGGAGAAGGGCAAACCGGAGACGGCGGCATACCAATGCGATGCCTGCGAGGAGCCGATCGAGGAGCACCACAAGCCAGCGATGCTGGCCGCAGGCGAATGGAGGGCCACAGCCGAGGCCCGCGATGCGCGGACGGTGGGGTTTCATCTCTCGGCGCTCTATTCGCCGCCGGGCTGGAAGAGCTGGGCCGACATCGCGCGGGACAAGGAAACCGCGAAGGGCTCGGACGAGGCCGAGCGCGTGTTCTGCAACACGGTGCTCGGGGAGACCTGGATCGAGACCGGCGACGCCCCGGACTGGCAGCGGATCGCCGAGCGGCGCGAGGACTGGCCGGTAGGCATCGTGCCCGCCGGCGGGCTGTTCCTGACCGCCGGCGCCGACGTTCAGAAGGACCGGATCGAGATCGATGTCTGGGCCTGGGGCCGCGGGCTCGAAAGCTGGCTCGTCGATCATGTCGTGATCGGAGGCGGGCCCGCGCGCCCGGAGAGCTGGAAGGCTCTGACCGATCTTCTGGGGCGCAGCTGGCGGCATGCGGGCGGCGCGGAGCTGGGGCTTGCCCGGCTGGCCATCGACACGGGCTACGAGACGGCCGCCGTCTACGGCTGGGCGCGCTCGGTCGGCTTCGCGCAGGTGGCGCCGGTCAAGGGGCTCGAGGGTTTCAACCGGGCAAGCCCGGTTTCTGGGCCGACCTTCGTGGATGCGACCGCGGGCGGCAAACGCCTGCGCCGGGGCGCGCGTCTCTGGACCGTGGCCACCTCGACCTTCAAGACCGAGACCTACCGCTTCCTGCGGCTGGCCCGGCCGACGGCGGAAGAGCTGAACGAGGGTGCTTCGTTTCCGCCCGGCACGGTGCATCTGCCCGGCTGGGCGGATACCGAATGGATCAGGCAGCTTGCCGCCGAGCAGCTGGTGACGGTCCGCAACCGACGCGGCTTCGCGAAGCTCGAATGGCAGAAGCTGCGCGAACGCAACGAGGCGCTGGACTGCCGGATCTACGCGCGCGCCGCCGCCTGGATCGCGGGCGCGGACCGCTGGCCCGAAGCAACATGGGCCGATCTCGAAGCGCAGCTCGGCGTGCCGAGCGGCATGGACAGCCCGGCCGGGCTGATCGGCCGGCCCGACGCGGGCGCGCAAGGCAAGCGCCGCTCCGACTGGCTCGGGCGTCGTGAAGGATGGCTCTGAGCAAGAGGCGCGGAGAGCCCCCCGGGTCGGGCCGGAGGCCCGACCGAGGATAGGCTCTGGCTCGACAGGGAAATAGGACATGGCTGACTGGACGGAAGCGGAACTCGCGGCGCTCCGGCGCGCCTATGCGAGCGGGACCACACGGGTGAGCTATGACGGCAAGTCTGTCGAGTACGGCTCGGCCGAGGATCTGCTCGGGCGCATCCGCACCATCGAGCGTCAGATCGCCGGTGCCACGGCGCGGCCCATCGCCGGCTTTGCCGGCTTCGCGCGCGGGGATCGCTGATGGTCTCCTGGCTCGACAGGGCGATCGCGACCGTCGCGCCACGGGCCGCCACCCGGCGCGTCCTGGCGCGGCAGGCCTTCGAGGGGCTCGCCCGCTCCTATGAGGGCGCGGCCCGCGGCCGGCGCACCGATGGCTGGCACGCGCCGGGATCCTCGGCCGACGCCGAGATCGGACGGGCTGGCGCGCTGCTGCGCGACCGGATGCGGGACCTGGTGCGCAACAACCCGCATGCGGCCAAGGCGGTCTCGGTGCTGGTCAACAATATCGTCGGCGCCGGCATCATGCCGCGCGCGGCCAGCGGGGACGCCGCGCTCGATCGCGAGGTCGACCGGCTGTTCGAGATCTGGGCGCGGGACTGCGATGCCGATGGTCAGCTCGATTTCTACGGGCTCCAGACGCTCGCCTGCCGCGAGATGGTCGAGGCGGGCGAGGTGCTGGTGCGCCGCCGCCCGCGGCGCCTCGGCGACGGGGTCATGCCGCCGGTGCAGCTGCAACTGCTCGAGGCCGACTTCCTCGACGCGACCCGCAACGGGGCGCTCGGCTCCGGGCAGGCGGTCCAGGGAATCGAGTTCGACGCGCTCGGCCGTCGCCGGGCCTACTGGCTGTTCGGCGCCCATCCCGGCGACGCCACGCTCAGCCTGACGGGCGGTCTCACCAGCCGTGCGGTTCCGGCCTCCCAGATCGCCCATGTCTACGAGAAGCAGCGCACGCAGGTGCGCGGCGTGCCCTGGGGTGCGCCGGTCATCCGCGCGCTTCGCGACCTCGACGATTACGAGGTCGCCGAGATCGTCCGCAAGAAGACCGAGGCCTGCGTCACCGCGATCGTCTTCGGCGACGAGGAAGCGCAGCAGGGGATCGCGCCGGCGGTGGTCGACGCGGATGGCAACCGGGTGGAGCAGTTCGAGCCGGGACTCATCGCCTATGCCCGCGGCGGCAAGGACATCCGCTTCAACCAACCGTCCGCGACCGGCGGCTACGGCGAATACAAGCGCGCCAGCCTGCACACGATCTCGGCGGGGTTCCGGGTGCCCTACGAGCTGCTGACCGGGGATCTCTCCCAGGTGAACTACTCCTCGATCCGGGCGGGGCTCGTCGAGTTCCGCCGGATGATCGACGCGGTGCAGTGGCAGCTCTTCATCCCGATGTTCTGCGCGCCTGTGTGGCGGTGGTTCACGGAAGCGGCATGGGCGGCAGGCCGCATCCCAAGGTCGGATGTGCCGGTGGAATGGTCGCCGCCCAAGTTCGAGGCGGTCGATCCGCAGAAGGACGCGATGGCGGACCTGCTCGCCATCCGCTCCGGCACCATGACCCTCGCCGAAGCCATCGCCCGGCAGGGCCGCAACCCAGACGCGGTTCTGGCCGAGATCGCGGCTACCAACGCCAAGCTCGACGCGTTGGGTCTCGTGCTCGACAGCGACCCGCGCCGGGTCACCAAGACCGGCAGCGCGCAATCCAATGCGCCGGCCGACCCCGCGACCGAGCCGGATGCCCCGGACGGCGACGAGACCTGATCCGAGGAAACCCTGATGGAGCAAACGATCGAACTACCGGCCCTGCGCCGGGCAGCTGAACTCGCCCCGAATACGATCGATCCCGAGACCCGCAGCGTCGAGGTGATCTGGTCGACCGGCGCTCGGGTTCGGCGCCTCTCGCTTTTCGGCGATCCGCACGACGAGGAGCTGAGCATGGCACCGGACCATGTGCGGCTCGAACGGCTGAACAACGGCGCGCCGTTTCTGAAGGTGCACGATGCGGGTGATCTCGATGCGGTGATCGGCTCGGTCGTGCCAGGCTCCGCGCGGATCGAGAACGGCCAGGGCATCGCCCGAATCCGGCTCTCCGAGCGCGATGCGGTCGGCGACATCTGGCGGGACATCGAGGCCGGACACATCCGCGCGGTCTCCATCGGCTACCAGGTCCATCGCTACGAGGTCTCGAAGCCCGAGGGCGGCCGCGAGCTCTGGCGCGCCGTCGACTGGACCCCGTTCGAGATTTCCGCCGTTCCTGTCGGCGCCGATCCCGCCGCCGGCTTCCGCGCCAACCAGAACCTCCATGACTGCGTCCTGCATCGCAGCGCCGCAGGCCAAACCCAGCAAAGGACCAATGTGATGCACGACACCGATCAGATCGAAGCGACGACCCGCGATGCGACCGACACGCCCACGGACAACGCCACCGAGGCGAAGGACGCCGGACTCCGGCAGAAGCCGAAGGAGACCAGTGCCCGCAGCCAGCCGAAGCCCGCGCCCGACCCGGCGCCCGAAGACCGGACCCGCAGCCTGGACACGGACGCACTGGTGACCGAGGTCCGTGCGCAGGAGCGCGAGCGTGTCTCCACGATCCATGGCCTCGTCGAGAAGCTTCACCTCGAACGCGGCTTCGCCGATGACCTGATCAGGCGCGGCGTGTCCATCGACGAGGCGCGCCGGCTGATCCTCGATCAGGTCGCAGCGCAGTCCGAAGAGACCCGGACCTTCGGCCATGTCTCGGTACCGCTGGGTGGCCGGGATGAACGCATCACCCGCCGCGATGCCGTGGCCAACGCGCTGCTGCACCGCTACAGCCCGACTCTGTTCCCGCTGGAAGATGCGGCGCGCGAGTACCGCGGCATGACCCTGATGGAGCTCGCCCGGGAGAGCCTGGAGACGGCGGGCGCCAGCACCCGCGGGCTCTCGCGCGACGAGGTGGCGACGCGCGCGCTGCACTCGACCTCGGACTTCCCCGAGATCCTCGCGGCGGTCACGAACAAGACGCTGCGCCAGGCCTACGAGGCTTATCCCCGCACCTTCATGCTGTTCTGCCGCCAGGTGCTGGCGACCGACTTCAAGGCCATGCACCGGGTCCAGCTCGGCGAAGCCCCGCAGCTTCTGGAGGTCGGCGAGAGCGGCGAGTTCAAGCGCGGGACGCTGGGTGAGAGCAAGGAGAGCTACAAGGTCAAGACCTATGGCCGGGTGGTCGCGATCACCCGCCAGACGCTGATCAATGACGACCTCGACGCCTTCACCCGAATCCCGGCGATGTACGGCAACTCCATCGCCCAGCTGGAGTCGGACGTGGTCTGGGGGATCATCACCGCCAACCCGGCGATGGCTGACGGCAACGCGCTGTTCCACACCACCCACAAGAACCTCGCGGGCACAGGCGCGGCGCTGGCGGTGGATGCGGTGGGCGCGGCCCGTGCCGCGATGGCCAAGCAGACGGGGCTCGACAAGAAGACGGTGCTGAACGTCCGTCCTGCCTTCCTGATCGTGCCCGCCTCGCTGGAACTGAAGGCCGAGCAGATGGTCGCCCAGAACCTCGTGCCCGCCGCGACCGCCAGCGTCGTGCCGCAATCGATCCGGACGCTCGCCCCGATCAGCGAGCCCCGACTGGATGCCGCGAGCGAGACGGCGTGGTATCTGGCGGCCAGCCCGAACCAGATCGACACGATCGAGTACGCCTATCTCGAAGGCCAGCAGGGCGCCTATATCGAGACCCGCAACGGCTTCGATGTCGACGGCGTCGAGATCAAGTGCCGCCTTGACTTCGGTGCCAAGGCCATCGACTGGCGTGGCCTCTACAAGAATCCGGGCGCGTAAGCCTGTTTAGAACAGCCCCGACAGATCGCGGCGACCGTGCACGGCCCGAACGATCTCCACCCCGCCATCGGTGGTTCGATAGAGCAGAAGGTATGGCGCGCTAACCAGATAGCGCAGGCCCGGGCGGATGTCGTCGCGGGCCGCGCCCATCTCAGGGTGTTCGGCCAGGCGGCCGGCCGCTTCGTTCAGCCGATCGAGGAGCCGGTCGGCAGCCTGCGGATTATCCTCGGCGATATGCATCCATATCTCGATCAGGTCCTCGCGGGCCCGTCGGGTGAAGGAGATCCGTGCCATGGAGGATCAGACAAGGGTTTTGCGGCGGCGTGCTTCGGCCTTGATGTCGTCCATGGTCGTATTGGGCTCATCGGGACCGCTGGCGATGCCCTCGTCCCACATTCGGCCCAGGAGGCGGCGGGTCTTCCACTCGCGGAGCGCTTCCCGGACCACCTCGCTGGACGAGGCGTAATCGCCACTCTTCACGGCGTCCTGCAGAAGCCTGGCGTGCTCGTCGGTGAGGGAAACGCTGATCTTCTCGGTCATCTTCCAGATCCTCCCGCCCCAAAAGTAGGAAATATTCGTACCATCTGCAAGCTCGCAAAAGGAGTAACCCATGCGCAACTATGTCCAGCCCGGCAACACGATCACCCTGACGGCACCTTATGATGTCACGTCCGGTGACGGCCTGCTCGTCGGCTCGATCTTCGGTGTCGCCACCGGGAATGCCGCCAACGGCGAAACCGTCGAGATCAGTCTCGTCGGTGTCTTCGACCTGGCAAAGGCGGCATCGCAGGCCTGGTCGGCCGGCGACAAGGTTTATTGGGACGATACCAACAAGGTGGTCACCAAGACGGCGACCTCCAACACGCTGATCGGCGCCGCGGTCGAGGCCGTCGGCGGTGGCGCATCGGATACTGTCGGACGGGTGCGCCTCAATGGCAGCTTTTGATGTCGGCGATCCGATGATGGGAATATTCCGCGAAGGTTGTGCCGGATGAGTGTGGGCACGGGAGGTGGTTCCTGGGATTCGATGCTGGCCGCGATCCATGCAGACCCGTTCATGGCGGCCGACGTTCAGGTGCGTCTGGCAGCCGGCGGCGATCCCATTCCCTGCCGCATGGCCTGGATGACGGGCGATGCAGCGATCCCCCTGATGCAGACCGGTACCGGCACCACGACGCGGATCGGCGAGATCCGCGTGGCGGTCCTTCCGTCGGTAGAGGAAGGAGACCTGGTCGATCTGCTGGACGCCGATGGGGGTGTGGATGAGACGCTGCGGGTCGATATGGCGGAGCGGCCGGAGCCGGACCGGCTGTTGTGGCGGCTCTGGCTTGTGCCGGTCTCGGAAGAGGAGGAGTAGACCATGCCGGAGATGACTGTCCGCGAGCGGTGCCTCGATGCCCTGCACCAGCAGCTGCTGGCCAGCCTGGCTCCGCAGGGCATCACGGTCACGCGCAACCGCCGCCGCCGGCCTGACAGGAAGTCGATGCCGGCGATCATCCTGATCGATGGTGGGCACGAGCCGGATTTCGAGGGCAGGGCTACGCATTTCTGGCCTTTCCGGCTTACCGCCTATCTGGAAGGCCATGTCGCGGCCGGGCGGGACGAGGATCTGGGGGCGGCGGCCAGCACCCTCTATGGCCAGACGCTGGCGGCGGCGCTGGCCGATACGACGCTCGGCAATCTTGCCGTCGATATCGAGGAGGCCGGCTATGCGCAGGAGCTGGTGCGCGAGGAAGGCACGGAGGCCGGCATCGTCTTCGCACTCAACCTGACCATCATCTACGCGACCGACGACGGCGATCCTTACGAACCCGCGCCTTAGTTGATGTTTCGCGCGGTGCGCAGCGCCGCCCGCCAACCCGCCGCGCCCCGCGCGGTTTTTTTATGGAGGTTCAGATGACCATTCCGACCTTCCGCCGGGCCGCTGTGCCCGGTGGCGGCGCGCTGCGCCATGAGCTGATCGACGGGGCCGCCGCGGCGAAGCCCGTACTCCCGCCCGCGCCGCCCTCTGGCAGTGCTGCCGGTGGTGCGGCTCCCGCCAGGGCCGAAGCCGTCACCCGGCCTGTCAGGTCCGGTGCACCCGCTGGCAAGCCCGTTTCCACATCCTCTGGCGCCCCGTTCTCCGGCAAGAAGGAGTAATCCGATATGGCCACTCTCCGCACCCGCAATGGCGCGCTGCTGCTGAAGCAGGAATCGGTGCCCGGCACCTATGAGGCTCCGGATCCGGCGACCGACGGCATCCTGGTCGAGGCCCCGACGATCAACCCGACGACCCAGAATGTCGAGACGGACGAGGTACAGGGCTCGCTCGATTCGACCGCGCCGATCGTCGGCGGCATGCAGGTCACCATCGGCGGTGCCTTCTACCTGAAGGGCCCCGGCGTCCCGGGCGAATATCCCGAATGGGACCTGCTGATGCGCATCGCCGGCATGGCGGCAACGCAGACCCGGACGGACATTACCGGCGTGACCTTCTCGGTCACCGGCGCCTCGGCGGAGATCGCCGACAGCGGCGACGGGCTGGCGGCGCTCACCGTCGGCACGGTGATCCATGTCTCCGGCTTCGCCAATGAGGCGAACAATGGCGAGTTCATCGTCACGACCTCGGCGGCGGGCGCCATCGTGGTGGCGCGGCTGACCGGCGCCACGGCGATGGTGGACGAGGCGGCCGGGGAGAATGTCACCCTGCGCCGGGGAATCGCCGCAGTGGAGGCGACCGCAGGCGGCGCCGACAGCATCACCCTGCAGGCACCCTGGGCCAATACGGCGCAGCTCTATCGCGGCATGCCGATCGCGCTGTCGGAAAATCCTGCCACACCTTATGTCAGCCAGATCCTCGATTACACGGCGGATCGGGTGGCGGCGCTGGCGGATTATTTCGAGACGCCGCTCAGCGACAGCACGGTCGCCTCGATCCCGGCCAATATCCGCTATGCGCCGGCCAGCAACTCGATCCCGGCCGCGTCCGTGGCACTCTACATGGACGGCGTGGTCTATCGCTGCACCGGAGCCAAGGCGACCCTGTCGATCGAGCAGACCGCCGGCGGCGCCGCGCGCTGCACCTACACCATCTCGGCGCTGATGCACGAAAAGGCCGATGCGGCGGTGCCGTCCGTGGCCTATGACGGCACCCGTCCCGGCATCTGGCGGAATTCGGCCATGCTGGTGAACAAACGCCGCGCGGCGCTGCAGACCCTTTCGGTCGATCTGGGCAATGAGGTGATCTTCCCGCCGGACCCGAACGGGCAGGAAGGCTTCGACGCGCCGATCATCACCCGGCGCCGCCTCACCGGCTCCATGGATCCGAACGCCACGCTGGTGGCGACGCGGGACCTGATGACGAACTTCCGTGACGGCACTGCGCAGCCGGTCGTCGCCCGCCTGGCCGGCGGTTCGGCGGCCCGGCCGGGGCAGCGTGTCGGCCTCGCCATCCCGTCGGCGCTCTACACCTCCTACCAGCCGGGTGACCGGCAGGGGGTGCAAACCGAGCAGACCGGCTTCTTCGCCCAGGGGCAGGATAGCGGCCTCTTCCTGCAGGTGTGGTGATGCTGCCGGTCAGTGCAAAAACGCCGGTGCGCTTCCAGGTCCTGGCGGAGGCGGTGGCGCGGGGTGAGCGTGAGCTGGAAGCGCTGCGCGCCGTCGCCTCCGGGATGGAGGAAAAGGCCGATGCCGCCGAGAACCCGGCCGCTGGCCCCTCTGGCGGTGCCGCGGACCGCAAGCGTTTCCAGCGGATGCTGGAAGAGGGCGAGGCGGAGCTGGCGGCGCTGAAGGCCCGCAAGGAAGCGGAGCCGGAAGAGCCGGTCTATCTGATCGCCGCTGCTGATGCCTTCCAGCGGGCCGCCTTCCCGGCGGCGATGACGGAGCATGGCTGCCGCTTCCCGGCAGGCGGGGAGGTGGTGCGCACCCTGCGCCGTGCGGTCGAATTCTGCGTCGAGCCGCAGCAGCAGCCGGAGCTGGCGGAAATCCTGGACGAGGCGGAGGCCCTGCCGGAGGAGCGCTGGCCGGCGGCGCTGGAAGTGCAGATCGGCGACATGACGGCGCAGCTTCGCGGGCACTTCCCCGATCTGGACGCCCTGCTGGCGGCGCGGGAGCGCTATACCCGCACCGCGCCTATCGTGGCGGCACAGCTGTTCCTCCGCGGGTGGGAAGGGCTGGCCATCAAGTACGAGGCCCGGGCCGGCCGTGTGACGACGGCCTGCCTCTCGGCCTTGCCGGCGGAGCATGTGTCGGCGATCGGCCGCAAGGCGCTGGAGCTGATGCGCGGCCTGCCGGAGGAGACGGCAAAAAACTGACAATCGTCGCCGTGGCGGCCCTGCGCCCCGGGGACTTCGGCGACGAGATGATGGACGGGGAAGGCCGGGCCGTCGATGGCAGCTGCTGGGAAATCGCCGGCTGGCGCTATCGCCGCAATCCGGTGCTGCGGCTGACCTCGGAGGACTGGGCGATGGCCAGGCTGTGGGGTCAGTATCGCGGTGGCGGGCTTGGCGGCGTGGGGCATCTGCCGGAGGCCGGCGGTACGGGCGACCAGGCGGCGATCATGCTGGACGCCTTCGCCCTGATGAGCGAGGCCGTGCGGCCTTTCGAGGAAAAGGACCGATCATGAGGCTGGGATCGGCGCTGGAAGGCAATCTGACGGAGGTGCTGGCCCGGGAGCGGGGCGATCTGGCCGACCGGTTGCGCGCGGGGGTCACCGAGGCTTCGACGGGATTGAAACAGGAGCTGCGCGGCCAGGTGACCGGGGCCGGGATGGGCGAGCGGCTGGCACGGACCTGGCAGGACAAGATCTACCCGCCGCGCCATAAGCAGACGTTGGGACCGGCGGCGCTGGTCTATTCCAAGGCGCCGAAGATCGTGCGGGCCTTCGACGAAGGAATGACCATCCGGTCGCGTGACGGCTTCTTCCTGGCAGTGCCGACAGAAGCGGCCGGGCGTGGCACCGGCGGCAAGCGACTGACGCCGGGCGAATGGGAGCGCCGACATGGTCAGCGGCTGCGGCTGGTGTACCGGCGGGGGGCGCCGTCGCTGCTGGTGGCGGACAATACGAGGCTGGATAACAGGGGCATCGCCCGGGCCAATGTCACCCGCGCCCGGGCCGGGGCTTACACAAGGCTGAAGGGGCGCACGACGGTGCCGATCTTCATCTTGCTGCCGCAGGTGACCCTGCCGAAGGTGCTGGATGTGGCGCGCGCCGAGAAGCGGGCGCTCGACAGCCTGTACCGCACGATCGCGCGGGCGGTGAATGTGGGTGGTGAGGTGGATTAGCTAAGTCTCCGTTTTTGATTCTTTGTCGGTAACAGAACCCCGCTTCGACGGGGTTTTTTCGTGTCCGGAGGGTGTTCTATGGCGAGTCGATCCGGGGGGCAGTCCAGGGGCGTGTCGATCCGGCTGTCGATCCGCGACAAGGAGGTCGTGGAAAAGGCCCTGAAGGAGCTGGGGACCGAGGGCCAGCTGGCGCTGCGCAAGATCGCGCGCGCGACGGAGGAGCCGACGCGGGGGCTGCTGGCGCTGAACACGGCCAGCAGCTCGGCGCGCGATGGTGTGGCCGGTCTGGCGTCCCGGGTGGGGCCGGCTGGCGCGGTGCTGGGGGCGCTGGGGCCGGCCGGGATCGCTGCCGCCGCCGGTATCGGCACGGTGACGCTGGCATTCGCTGGCTTCCTGCGTGCGGCGCGGGAGATCGCCGCGCTGGACGATGTCGCGCAGACGCTGGGCATCAATGTCGAGGCGCTGCAGGAGCTGCGATTCGCGGCGACCGAGAGCGGTATTGCCGTCGGTACCGCCGACATGGCGCTGCAGCGCTTCATCCGCCGCTCGGCCGAGGCCGCGCGCGGCACCGGCGAGGCGCTGGGCGCGCTGAACGAGCTGGGTGTGTCGGCCCGCGACTTCAACGGCCAGATGAAGCCGGCGGAACAGCTGATTCGGGAGGTGGCGGACGCGCTGCAGCGTGTGCCTTCCGAGGCCGACCGGGTGCGCATCGCCTTCAAGCTGTTCGATTCCGAAGGCGTGGCGATGCTGCGCATGCTGAAGGACGGGTCGGACGGCCTGGATCGCTTCGCGCAGGATGCCCGTGACCTCGGCCTGGTGATCGACAGCGAGATGGTAGCCCGCGCCGCCGAGGCGGAAAATCACCTGGGCACGCTGGCGCAGGTGATGGATACCAAGCTGAAGGTGGCGCTGCTGGAGCTGACGCCACTCATCGATGGGTTTGCCACCAGGATGCTGTCGGCAGCGAAAGAGGCCCGCTATCTGTGGGATGCTTTTCAGCCGCCGGAAGACCATTCCATGGTCACCGTCGAGCGCAACCTGGCCGAGCTGCAGGAACGGGCGACGCAGCTGCGCCAGGCTATCGGCAGTGCGGAGCATGCCGGTGGCGGGTTGTTCGACCAACTGTTCGGCGATCCGGACGCGCTGGCCCGGCAGCGCGACGAGTTGGAAAAGGTGGAGCACGCGATCCGGGGGCTTGAAGCCCGCCTTGCCTATCTGCGGGGACCGCCAGACGGCGGCCCCGCGCCTGAACCAGCGCAGTTCGAGATTGCCATCAAGGCGGCGGAGGATCTGGATCGGACGCTGACGGCGCTGGAAGCACGCTATCTGGCGGCCAGCAAGGGTAGCCTTCAGCAGGTCGCGGCACTGGAGCGCGAAGAGAAGGCGCTGAAGATCGCCGAGCAAGCGGCGCGGGCGCATGTCGCCCAGCTCGGCCTGACCGGCCTCAGCCAGGAGGAGCTGGGTGCCATCGTCGAGCAATATCTGCCGCAGGCGCGCCAGCAGGTGGAGCTGGAAGGGCAGATCGCCGCGGCGCTGACCCGGCGCAAGCTGGCGACCGAGGCGGCAACCGCCGCGGCGGTGGAAGAGGAGAAGGCACGGGCCGAGGCCTCGAAGCGGGCCCTGGCCCTGATCAAGGAACGCGATGATCTGGTGAAGGCGACGACGCGGGAGATCGGGGAGACCAGGGCCCTGACGGCGGCGCTGAAGATCTCCGACAGGGAATACAAGGTGGTGCAGCAGACACAAGCGCTGCTGCGCCGCGACACCCTGCTGACGGCCGATGCCGCGCGGAAACTGGCCTCGGATATGGTGGATGCACAGGACGAGATGGCGCGCACGCGGGAGGCCGGCAGCTTCCTATCCGACAGTCTGACGCGGGGCTTCGACCGGATCGGCGAGGCCTTCACCCAGGCCTTCGCGACCGGCAAGCGCGACCTGCTCGACATGGGCAATATCGGCCGTGCCATGGCGTCGGAGCTGTATCAGAGTTTCGTCCAGCTGGCGGCGATCAACCCGCTGAAGAATGCGGTTTCGGGTGGCGGCACGCTGCCGACGCTGGGGTCGGTCTTCGGTGGAGGTGGCACCGGCGGCGGCCTGTTTTCCACCCTTGGCAATGCCAAATCGGTCTGGGATCTGGGATCATCGCTGACCGGCGGAAATTGGCTGTCCAGTGCCCTGCCGTCCATCTTCGGGGCGACAGCAACCGGTACCCTGGCGGGCGGTGCCACGGCGGCCAGCCTGGGCGTCTCCGCCGTTGCCGGCGGGGCCAGCAATGTGGGTATCGCGGCGGCGGCGCCGCTGGCCGGGATAGCGCCGATGCTCTCCGTGGCCCTGCCAATCATGGCGATCGCCGCCCCCTTCGTGCTGGGCAAGCTGTTCGGCTCCCGGCCGTCGGACTATACGGCCAGCTTCCAGGGTCCGCTGGGCGGCCGGCTGATCAAGACCGAGGATAAGGCGAACGACCAGACCAGGTCTGCGCGCGACCAGATCCAGGGCGTGTTCGAGGCCTCGCTGGATGAGCTGACCCGCACGCTGGGCGCGCAACTGCCCAAGGGGCTCTATGTGGACTTTGCCACGGGCAGCCGCGATGGCGACCGGGGCTGGCTGTTCGGTACCAATCCGGACGGGTCGGTCAACCGCGACGACAAGCTGTTCGAGGGCAAGTTCGGCAATGCGGACGAGCTGACCGCCGGCATGTTGCAGGAGATCCTGCGGCGCTCCGAAGGGCTGTCGGAAAATGCCCGCAAGGTGGTGGACGGGCTGGATTTCGTCGAGCTGGGGCTGCAGCGCAGCGCCGAGCTGCTGGGCTTCGCCGAGAGCTTCGAGACCAGCCTGAAGGCGCTGTCGCAGGGCGCCCTGTCGCTGGGCGACGTGATCGAGGGGCAGGTGCGCGACCAAGTGCTGGGCACGCTGGAGGAAATCCAGGTCTATCGCCGCAACGCCGCCGATGCGGGGCTGGATACAGACCGCGCCACGCAGGCGACGCGGGACTATGTCGAGATCCTGATTGGCCTGCGCCAGGCGACCTACGAGACGCTGACGCCGGTGCAGACGGAATGGCGGCGGATCGCGGCGCTGATGGAGGAGATCGGCCCGCTGCTGGCTGAGGTCGGGATCTCCGCCGAAACCGGGATTGCGGCGCTGGAGCGGGCGCAGCAGAATGTGGCGGGGGATTTCGTGCGCGGCGTGACGGCGCGGGGGCTTGGCCTGCCCGGCGGGCTGGGCGAGGTGCTGGCCGGTTTCCGGGCGGAGCGCGACACGGCGGCGGAGCTGGGTGTATCCGACCAGGTGCTGGGCACGCTGCGGACACTGCGCGATGCAGGGCTGCGCGAGGCGCTGTCCGGGGTGGACGGGCAGACGCTGCGCAATGTCATCGAGTATTACAGCACCATCGAGGACAATGCGCCGATCGTCCGCGCGGCGACCGAGCTGCTGTCGCAGATGGGTGAAGCAGCGGCCTTCCTGTCGGCAGAGCAGCGGAGCCAGATCGACACGCAGCTGCGCGCGACCCGGCAATTCCTGAATGAGCAGGAGCGCATCGTCGAGGGCTGGCGCCGGCTGGCGGCGCAGCTGCGCAGCGCCCGCGAGGGGCTGCTGGTCGATCAATCGCTGTCGCCCTTGTCACCGGCTGACCGGCTGGAAGAGGCGCGCCGGCAGTTCGAGGATCTGGAACGCCGGGCCCGTCTGGGCGACCAGGAGGCGCTGGCCGGACTCCCGGAATCCAGCCGCCGCCTGCTGGAGGCGAGCCGGGCCTTCCATGCCTCTTCGGAAGAGTATTACCGGGATTTCGAGCGGGTGCAGGATGTCCTGCGCGACACCGAGAATCTGGCCGGACGGCATCTGTCGCTCGGTGAGCAGCAGCTGGCAGTCACGCGCGCCGAGCTGGACCGGCTGGACCGGCTGGTGAATGGCAACGGGCTGGTGATCGCCAGTCTCGATCAGGCCAATGCCCTCCTGGCAGAGATTGCCGCAGCGATCCAGAACGCGCAGCTGGGCTCCGGCGCTGGCGGGTCCGGAGGCGGCGGATCCGGCGGTGGCAGTGTGAGCTATGTGCCGGGCAGCTATGGCGCCACGGTCGGTACGTCGGGCGACCTGATCCAGGGCGTGCCACGCGAGGTCCGGGACGCAATCCTGGTGAGCCTCGGTCAGACCTCGGCCGGTGGCGGCGTGGTGCAGGACCGCATCGCCAGCGACTCCGATTTCCGGGACGCCTATCGGGCCGCCCTGATCGCGGCGGGCGGTACACCGGCCTTCGCCTATGGCGGCACCCATGCCGGCGGGCTGCGCCTGGTTGGCGAGCGCGGGCCGGAGCTGGAAGTGACCGGCCCGGCCCGCATCTATTCGCCCGAACGTCTGGTCGACATGATGCGCTCGGGAAGCAACAGTAGTACCATGCCGGAGGAAGAAATCAGGGGGCTGCGGGCGGATGTCCGCGCGCTGCAGCAGGCGCTTTCCGCAGCCATCCAGCAGGCCGGCAGCGCTTCCGCCGAGACTTTGCGCCGCGAAGGAGGTCAGTCGAGGAATGAACTCACGGCAATGCGCCGGGAGATGACCGACCTGCGTCAGCAGCTGGGGAGGCTGATAGCCATCCGATGAACGATGCGATCTATCTTGCCGAAATCGACCTCTATCTGGTCGGCACCAGCACCTCCGGGATCACGGTCGGAACCGGCCCTGCGGAGCTGATCCTGGAGACGGACCAGCCGTTCGAGGCCGGCATGCGGGTTTCCGTTCACGAGGCGACGGGGGCGGCGCGGCTGGATGCGGTCGTCGTGGCCTATATCCAGACGGATCGCCGCCTGGTGCTGGATGTCGAGTCGGTTTCCGGCGGCGGTACCTACAGCGCCTGGCGGGCGGAAGGGGCCAGAACCCTGCTGGTGGCTACCGGCCGCTGGCGGACTGGCCCGGACGATCCCGACCGTCCCGGCATCGAGGCGATGCCCCTAATCGTGGAGCCTCCGAGCTTTCAGGCCTTCGCCTTCCGCGATGGACGGATCGGCGGCCGGTCGGCGGGCGGCGGCGGCGAGATGATCCTGAACAATGCCGACCGCTTCTTCGACCGC